TGATTATTACGAGATAATGAATGCTGTAGAACAGGGAGTTTATTCCGAAGTTGAAGCAGTTAAATTAGCTAAAGCTTGGGCTAAAGAAAAACTATCAAATTTAGCTGAAGGTAAGCTATTTGAAGAAGAAATGTCTTTAGATGCTTTTTTAAAAAATCAATTAACAGGCATTGAAGGTGAAACTGAAGGTATGGAAACTGTTGAAAAAAAAGAATGGTTAGATATGTTTGGTGGTACAAAAAATGAAAGTGGATTTGATGACATTTATAATCTTATAAAAAATGGTAAAAGAAGTCATTCTATAGATTTTGGAGATTTTAAATCTGATTATAGTTTTGAATTGGGAAAAAATAAAATTATTATAAAATATAAAATAGCTGAAGGTCGCTTATTTGAAAAGAAAGGTAAAGATCATGACGGAGAAATAATATCTTACATTGCAGATACTTATATTCAAAATGCTAAAGATGGAGATAAAGCTTATGCTGAGTTTCGCGATTTAAATATTAGAGATGCAGTACAAGATGTAGTTGGAATCCTACAAGATCCTAAACACCCACTTCACGGTGAAACTAAAAAAGAATACCGAATCGTAAGTAGAGATAAAGCAAGAGGGTTATTCGAAGAAGAAGGACAAATGGATAACTTCGATTTAAGAAAATATTTAGCTGAAGGAAGGCTATTAAAAGAACAAACTGTAGCTATTGATTTATCTTGGGAAGAATTTCAAGAAAAATTTCCTCAAGTTAAAGATGAGAATCTAGCAGGTGAAGTATATGATATAATGCAAGACCAAGGAAGTTTTGATGATATGGATGATGAAGATGTAGTTGAATTTATGAATGCTGCCTCAACTTGGACAGATGCAGAAGATGTAGCCGATTATTTTGATGAACCAGCTTCAGATATTGGTAAATTAATAGCTGGTTATTATCAAACAGAAAGTGGATATGAAGATTATGATGATAAATGGTATAACTATTTAGATTATTTATTTCCTCAAACCGAAAGAGAGGGTGATGATATTGATGATTATTATATAGACTAATTCGATGAAATATAATAAAATGAAAGAAAAAATTTGTAATTTTATTTGTAAGATAACATTTAATAAAATATGTTTAAAGTGGTGTAACAGTAAGTGTTGTGCTTCGTAATCTTAATAGATTATCATATATTTATAATAAACAAAAAGTTGTAGTTGGTGAAATACCAGCTTTTTAATAATTAAAAAAGACAGCAAACATTATGGCAATTAAATCAGCAAACTCTTGGTTAAGTTTCTTAGTAGAAAGACCAGGACACCAATATTGGAACTCAAGAACACTTGATGCTTACGATTTTGTATACAGCTTTGTATCAAAATATTTACCAATAAAAAACATGACACCTTTAACATTAGCAGATGTAAGTGGTGTAATTGGAGCAGCAACATGGTTAGCAGAATATGCTACAATAGCTAATGCAACACCAAGAACATTAACAACAGATACAGCAGCAAACCTAATTGCAAATTTAGGATTTACTAAAGATAATGATTCATTTGAGACTGTTATTGCAAATTTAAGTGGTGCAAATGCATTAACTTTAGCAGCGGGTGTAGGTGTAACATCATATGGAAGCCTAACAATAGCAGCAAGTAATAACGTTAAAGTTAGATTAAGAAGAGCTAGTGCAACTACTGTTTCAATGTATATTTTATAAAAACTAAAAAAAAGAAAAAATTATGGCATATTCAAAAGTATTAGCTCCAGTAGACATGACTAACCAATTGGAAAGAAGACCAGGACATTGGTATTGGGATAATCAATTATTAACAGCAGATAGAGTATTATGGTCTTGGGTAAATAGAGTTGAACCAAGTAATTTTGGTGGTAATTCAGTAGGTTTAACAGCAGGAGCAACTTCAATAACTGTAACTTCATTTTTTGATTCATCAGAATCTAACAATGCAGCATATTCTGCTCACTTAGGTCAAACACCAGCAGGTCCTATTAGTGTAGCAATGCCTACAGCAGCTCAATTTATATCAAATTTTGGATTTATAGTAGGAGAATATTTTGAATTTTCTTATACTAACCTATCAGGAGGGAATGCTATTACAGTAACAGCATCAGCAGGTGGACTAACAGAAATTGGATCAATGGTAATTGCTGGAGGAGCAACAGCTCGATTCCGTGTTTATATTGGAACAATTACTTCTGGAATTGAAGACGGATTAATAATCAGATTATAATTTAATTTAAATAAAAAATAAAACCATGGCAGGAACAAGAGGAACAGCATATACTCCAGGAGGATTATCTTCTACAACATCAAAAACATTTAGTGGTGGAGAAAGATTTATCTGGAATAATAAGATAGCAAAAGTAAATGATATAGTATATAGCTATCAAAACATAAATACTCCAATAAATTACCAACCAGTACACGAAACATCTAATATAGCTCTTTCAGTTACACCAACTGTAATTAAAAAGCAAATTATTGTAAGTAACCCAGGTGGAGCTATTAATTTTACTACTTCAACAGCAGCAGTATTAATTGATGGATTATTTGGAGGGACATCAGGAACAGCATCTCATGAATTATATGAAATGTATAAACTCCACATTATTAACATATCAGGAGCTAACGCTATAACAATGGTAGGTGGTACAGGAGCTACTATTGTAGGTAGTGCAGTTGTAGCAGCTGGAGCTTCAGCAAGTTTTGATATTTCATTAGCATCAGCTACAACAGTATCAGTATTAAGAGCTAGCTAAATAAACATATAGTCAGATTCATAGCCTGGCGATTAAATTAAATTAAGAGATCTGTGGCCTCCATTTGGAGGTCACATTTTTTTTTCGTATATTCACGCATATAAAATAATACAATACATGGGCAAAAACATAATAATATTAGGAGCAGGGGTGGCAGGAGTAAATGCTGCTACTAAATTGGTTGATAATAATTTTGATGGTAAAATTACTATTATTGATATGGGTAAAGATCCATATTTAAGACCATATGAAGAAGTAATGACTGGTTACTTAGGAGCGGGTGGTTGGTCAGATGGTAAATTAACATATTCTACTCAAATTGGGGGACAATTATCTAAATATGTAGGTGATGAAAAAGCAATGGAGCTTATGAAGCAAGTAGTAGATAATTTTACTAGATTTCACCCTCACCCAGAGCAAATTATATTATCTTCACCTGATAAAGAACCAGATTTTATCAAACCATATTTTGGTTTAAGATTATTTCCAGTATGGCATATTGGTACTGATTATCTACATGAAATTGGTAAAAGTTGGTATGATTATTTAGTTGATAAAGGTGTAGAATTTATATGGGAAACTAAAGTAGATGATATTGATTTTGATAATGAATGGATTTATTGTGATGGAGAAAAAATGCAATATGATAAACTTATATTTGGTGTAGGTAAATCAGGTATAGATTTTACATCAGAAATAATGAAAAAATATGATTTACCAACAGAAGAAAAACCAGCTCAAATTGGTGTTAGATTTGAAGCACCACAAAAACACTTTCAAAAGTTAATTGATATTGCTTATGATTTTAAATTATATAGAAAGTATGAAGATAAAGGTGTATCATTAAGATCATTTTGTACTAATAATAATGCAGCTTATGTAGCAGTTGAAGAAACATATGGTAACCATAGTTACAATGGACATGCTAAAAAAGATGAAGCATTTAGAAATGATATGACTAATTTTGGTATATTAATGGAAGTACAAGGTATTAAAGAACCATTTAAATGGGCTAGAAAAGTAGTACAAAATTTACAATCTAAAGGTACTGGTTTATTTTATAGTCCAACAAGAGAACAATCAACTACATCAGAAGGTGTAGAAGTATCAGCTACTAAAGTAGATAGATTACATGAAATTTCTAAAGCAATGCAACCATATTTTCCGTATGTATATGATTTTATTAATGACATGAAAAAAGTATTTCCAACATTAGAAGATGATTGGGGAATATATGTACCTGAAGTTAAATATCTAGCTCCTGAACCATTAGTTAATTACGATAACTTATCATTAACTAAATATCCAAATGTTCACTTTGTGGGAGATGCCCTTTCTGCAAGAGGCATTTCGGTATCAGGAGCTCATGGTACACTAGTTGCTGAAGATATTTTGGAAAACCAATAAATATTACGTATATTATAGCATATGAAAAATAAAGAAAACGAGTGGCCTAAAAGTCAGAGATTGAAAAAAGCAGATGGAACTATAGCTTATATTTGGGATGGTAAACTACATAATTGGGAAGGACCAGCTTTAATACCTGAAGGCAATGAGAAAAAAGCAGAATATCATTTGTATGGTATACAATTTAGTAAAGAAGATCATAAAGAAGCAATTAGAAATCAAACGGGGTTGCCTTGGTATAAACAACCAGCACCTAAAGGTCAAAATCATAGAAATTAAAATATGAAAATAGGTTTATGTGGTACAATGAGTGTAGGAAAAACTACATTAGTTAATGCTTTAAAAGAAACGGAACAATTTAATAATTATAATTTTGCTACTGAGCGTAGTAAATATTTAAGTAATTTAGGTATTCCTTTAAATACTGATTCTACATTAAAGGGTCAAACAGTATTTTTAGCTGAACGTTGTGCCGAATTAATGCAAGATAATATAATTACAGATAGAACTGTATTTGATGTTATGGCATTTACAATGAATGCTAAATCTATACCCCATCAAGATAAAGATATATTTGAAAAATATGCAAAAGAATTTGTACGAGAATATGATTACATTTTTTATATTTCTCCTTATGGCTTACCTATTGAAGATAATGGAGTACGTGAAACAGATGAACATTATAGAGATTTAATTGATTTTACTATCACAACTTTAATTAAAAGATATAGCCATAAATGTAATACAATAGAAAAAATATCAGGATCTACAGAGGAACGTATTCAACAAATATTAACTGTTACAGGGCTTTAACATATTTATAATAAAACCTAATAGCAATGAAAAAATCTGAATTAAAATCTTATATTAAAGAAAATATACTTTCGACTTTATCAGAGAACGAAGAAAATAAAATATCTCCAGAAGATGTAAAAGCTCAACAATCCTATAACGCTGAACTTAAAAAAACAGTTGACCTACAAAAACAATTAGGTGAGGACGAGGAAGATGATGAAAAAGATGCTATAAAAAATGCTAAAGCCGCTAGAGGTAAATTTAAAAAATTAGATATAGCTGTTAAAGCTTTAAAAGATATTACTACTAGTATGAAATCATTAGCTAGAAAATATAGTAAAGCAGATGGAATTGAAAAAGAAAAAATTAAAGATGATTTAAAACAAAAAACATCTAGAAAAAAAGAATTAGAATCATTAGTTGCACAATTAGAAAAAGATGCCGTCTAAAGAAAGATTTATCACTTATGGAATAATCCTTCTTTTAAGTAGTGCATTAATTTATTTTGTATTAATAGGAGATGAGGAATATGTTATAGATTATAATACTAAAATAGAAAAATTAGAATCTAAAGTTGATTCTTTACATAATATAAATGATAATCTAGTATTTAAAATTGATACATTAAATCAACAAGTAGTAAAATTAGACAAAGAAATATATCAACAAGATAAAAAAATTGTCACTTTAAAATATAAAGTAAATGAAAAAGTTAATTCCGTTGATAGCTTTAATGATGATGAGCTTACAAGGTTTTTCACAGAACGTTACGGACAGTACCTCGATTCAGTTAAAAAAGCCAATAGTTCGTCTAGTAATTAAAGATTTAATTAAAGGAGACGGGAATAAAAATGAACTAATAATAGTCAATGAAAAAATAGGCTTATTAGAAAAAAAAGTTGTTATTAAAGATAGTGTTATAAATAAATTAAATGAAAGAGTTGTAAATTTTGAAAGTATGTTAAATACCAAATCAAACCAAATAGCTTTATCAAAAGAACTTTCTTTAAAACTTCAAACTGATTTAAAAAAGCAAAAGGTAAAAACCAAATTAATGTCTGGAGCTGGTATATTAGTTGCAGTAGGTATTTTAGTATTGACAAAATAATATGGCTGATTTAAAAAAAGTAATACGTCAAGAATATTTAAAATGTGCTCGGGATCCTGTACATTTTATGCGTAAATATTGTTATATACAGCACCCACAACGAGGGCGCATACAATTTAATCTATTTCCTTTCCAAGAAAAGGTACTTACATTATTTCAAGACAATCCTTATTCTATTATTTTAAAATCTAGACAGTTAGGTATATCTACTTTATCAGCAGGTTATTCTTTGTGGATGATGACATTTCATAAAGATAAAAATATACTTTGTATAGCAACAAAACAAGAAACAGCTAAAAACATGGTTACAAAGGTAAAATTTATGTATGAAAATTTACCATCTTGGCTTAAAATTGATGCAGCAGAAAATAATAAATTAAATCTTCGATTATCAAATGGATCTCAAATTAAAGCTACATCAGCTTCAAGTGATGCTGGTAGATCTGAAGCAGTATCTTTACTATTAATTGATGAAGCAGCTTTTATTGATAATATTGGAGAAATTTGGGCATCAGCACAACAAACATTAGCAACAGGTGGTGGTTGTATAGCATTATCTACTCCTTATGGTACTGGTAATTGGTTTCATCAAACCTGGACAAGAGCAGAAGCAAAAGAAAATCAATTTTTACCTATTAAATTACCCTGGTATGTCCATCCAGAAAGAGATCAAAAGTGGAGAGATACACAAAATGAATTATTAGGTGATCCTAGAATGGCAGCACAAGAATGTGATTGTGATTTTAGTACTTCTGGTGATATTGTATTTTACAGTGAATACATAGAATATTATGAAAAATCATTTATAAAATCACCTTTAGAAAGAAGAGGAGTTGATAAAAACTTATGGGTATGGGAAAATGCAGATTATACTAGAGATTATTTAGTAGTAGCAGATGTATCTAGGGGTGATGGAAAAGATTATTCTGCATTTCATGTATTAGATGTTACTAATAATGTTCAAGTAGCAGAATATAAAGGACAATTAGGTACTAAAGAATTTGGACATTTATTAGTTGGTATAGCAACTGAGTATAAT